AAAAAATATAATTGCAGTGGTATTCATTTTTCAACTCGCTTCGCGTAGTAATCGGCAATCACACCGTCTTCCTCTCTGGTGAATTTGTACTTCATGTAATTAAAATCCCAGGCGATGTACGCATCGTGCATACTACCGTACTTGATACACAGTACTAATTCGATGTCTGACAGAGTTTTCTGTACGTCCGCATTTCGCATTCGTTGCATTTCTCAATAGGTTCTAGTTTGTATTCACATTGCTTTAATGTTTCTTCTAACCAAGCCCATCCACAGTTAGTACCTAACCACTGAACAACAGTAGCAGCAACAACCCGTTCTTGGTCTGTAATTTCGTGTACCCAATTGCCGTGGTTATCAATAAATAGATCTTGAAGAATTCCGTTGCCGTGGTTTAACCAAGCCCTTTCTTCGTTTTCTTCTTCCCACCTATCAGCAAAGATCTTTTCTTTGTTCAGGGAGTGAGTCCAACCAGGAGGAGTTACGCACTTGGTGCGCTCGTACCGGATTCCTTTATTAACAGGCTTCTTTCTTCTAGACATTAATAACCTTGAAACCCGATGTAGTCATCTTCCGGAACTTCAACAATATCAAAATCTACCGAAAACTTCATGTTATCCAAATCGACGTTTGTAACAGTAAAGCTATTATCCTGATACTGCCCCGCTAGACATTCATTTAACAGCTCGGTTAGCGTTGCTTTAACTTTTTCTTCTTTCAGTGACATTACTTTTTAGCCTTCTTTTTTTCTTCTTTAATGCTGGCGGTTACATTTTTATACAGTCTGTCAATGGCATCAGTTGCGTCTTTAGCCATTAGCGCGTCTGACCACCATTCAAAAACACAGAGCTGTTCTGCTGCACCTTGACTTACTTTTTCGAGCTCCGCAGTGCTGAGTGGTTTGTCTAGCTGCTTGTTCCATTTTTTCCAGTCTGCCATTGAGCCGAATCTGAATGATCCGCGCAGGTCGGTATTGGCACAGTAGTCAGCCCAGTCTCCAACAATCCAATAGAAGTAATTAAATTTAACAGGACCAAACCAAGTACTGTGGTGTGTCACCTCAGCGTGAACGTCGTCTGCATTCTTAATAAGATCAATAAGAATAGTACCACCAATATCTGCGCTGATATTGTCGGAGATGGCCGTGACTAGATTGTGAACGTCGGTGCCATCGGCTCCATCAGCTAACAATGATTTAATGAAATTGTATGCTTTGCTTTTGGTACCGCGCGAAATAGTTTTTAATCGTTCCATCTGGTACTCCGTAAAATCACTGACTAATAAAGTTATTATAACAGTACTAGCCAGGATTATCAATGGTTTTGGTTAAGCTGCGCGAGCTCGGATTGTAGCAAAATCGTCCTTAATAAGGAGCTCACCATTTCGGTAAACTTCTCTAAGTTGGTTCTCTCGTCCGTTAAGTTCGTCTTTTCGGATGGTTTTGTATTGTCCATCTTCGATAATAAGAGCTTGCTCACCCGCTTTAGATGCTTTACCATCGTCTGTTTTTGGACGCTTGTAAAGATCCTTCTTAACTCCGTTAACTGTGTTACTGTTAGCCTTTTGGGCAAACTTAAGAGTATCACGATTAACTTGTTGGAGCAGGCCGCCCCCCATGCCAAATGCCAGGTTATCGAGTGTCATCTTGTTAGCTTCAAGATTGGCAAGAATAATTTTGATGCTATCTTTAGTAATACCGTCGCCTTGGATAACACGGATGCAACCAGGAAGTGTACGGAAGCCAAGTTCGTTTGTAGTGTAACCATACTTCTGCATAAGAATCTCAATTACATCAATCGGGACCTGTGTAGGATCGCCGCTGTCTGGACGAACCACAACGGTAGCACCGCTATCAATAACTTCCTGTTTTAGCTCATTACCCCAAATTTCACCAGCCGCATTCATCATATCATAACTGTCTGATACAACAGCAAGCATCTTGCCTTTGCCGCCGAACTGTTTAAGCATATTGCGATATGCTTCGACTTCATTCTCTTCACCCCAGCTTGTGATGGTGCTGTGTTCTGCTGCTGGAATACTGAAACCAGCAATAGGTTCATTGTAGTATCTGCGACCTGCAATAAGAGCGCCAACTGTGTCAGTGCCCATGAAGTTAACAAGGTGTGCAATGCCACCCATCTCAGCTGACTCGTTTGAGCTTACGCCTCTGTAACCGAAGTCGTGAAGTTTAAAGTCCAGACCTTGCACTGAGCCGGTACGATCATAAGTTTCCTTCATGAACTTTTTAATAGTGTAGCTAAGAGTTGCTACTGTAGTTGGGTACCAACCGCCATCACGTACCATAATTGTCTCAACGAATGCAGGCATCCAAGGGAAGCGTGGATCAGTGTTGGTAACTTGATATAGTACATTGCGAAGTGGAATAACAGTTCCTTCTGCTACTGCTTCGATTGAAATTGGAAGCTTGCCACCAAGCTCGGTAGCAATAATTTTCCAGCCCTCGTAGTTAAATGGTTCGCCGTGAGCTTCGATAATTGCTTTTGCTTCTTCCACGTCATCCATTGTAATTGGAGTAAGGAAGTATTTCATCAGCATCATCTGCATTCCGAAGTTTACTGTATCAGTAAAATCAGGATCGTCCGATCCACGTGATTCGAAATATGCTGTGGTGTATTCAGTTCCTGCTGGAATCTGTGGTGCGTGGCTGTATTTGTAACTGTCGGCCATCAGTATGAAGTTTGCGTTATTGTAGTTCATGATATAGTCTCCCTATATATGTTGTTGTAAAATATGGAACAGACCCCCTGTCCATATGTAATACTTATGCTAATTATAACACAAGTAGATCAATTGTCAATCACTATTTGCGATTAATACTTGATATTCGTCTTCTAAATCCAATAAAACCCGCTCTCGCTGGTTCAATTTGCCCAAAATAGCAAGCTTCTCTGCTTCGGCTATACGTGTTGGCTTTTGAATCTTAAGTTTCTTAATAGATCCACCGCCACCCCATTGCCAGAATCCGCTCATTTCAACTGCTGCTTCTGCTACGTCACGAAGTGTTCCTTCGTAAGTGCCAAGGTACGGTTGGTGATGGCTGCCACCCATGTCGCAGTTTGGATCTTCTCCACGTACTTCCCATATTCCGGTCTCGTCCATATTATGCTTCTTTAGCAGTTCACGTCCGCTGTACGTTCCTAAGAATATATCTTGCTCTACTTGCCGCCTATCCATCTCACTCCCCCTTTAATCTTCTAATGCGAGCTTTCGCTCGTACCCTAGTAGAGAAATCATCGGACTGTGCTTCTTTCTCTAGCATCATACCTTGTTGAGTTTCTTCAAGTTTACGTTTGTTAGCTTCATCAACGGTATATAGATTTTTACGTGCGCGTTTTGCCCGCAGTCTTACTGACATACTGTCGTCGGTCGCTAATATGTTGTGCCATCGACTATCATCAAGCAACCCGATCTTTTCGTCCGACGAGTAGCTCGAGATTCTAATAATATCAAATAATGTAATCTCTTCAGTCATATTAGATACCTCCTCTAACCGCCGTTGCAGGTAGTGCCAGCATGTGACGAATAATATAATAATGATCCTCGTACATTACATTTTCCATGTCTGCAATTTTACTAAGTGGCACCCACTCTGCATCCTTAGCATCATCCATGCCTTTTACTTTAGGCAGCTTCTGCGTAGGGTCAAGTGTAATTCTGTAAGTGTGCGTGATGGTGCGTCCGCGTGTACTGCGACCTGGGTCATCAAACATTTCGTAAGCATCAATGGCACGGTCTAAGACTTTAACAGGAAGTTTAAGTCCAGTCTCTTCGCGGAGCTCGCGTGTTACTGCTGTTCGTACACGTTCTTTGGGATTAACAAACCCTCCAGGCATTGCCCATAAGCCGTTACCTGGGAATTCACCTCGTTGAATAAGGAGGATGTGACCGGACTGTATAACAACCCCATCTACAGTAACAAATGTTGGTTCGTATGGAGCACCTGCCCACGAGTCTTTGTAAGCCTTAATAAAGTCCCATTCTTTTTGTAACAGTGCAAAATTTTCTGAGTATAGAAACGGATCGGCGTATTGATTTTTATCTACAAACTGTTCGAAAACTTCTGGAGGAACAACCCCTTTAATAAACTCAATGTCGTTCTCGAACATTAGTCTACGAATCTTAGTTGCGTCAATGCTAACGCTGTGTTCGGGATATGATGGCACTGGAATAAAATCCCACTGTGGGAAATAGTTCAGATAGAATGAGGAGTGATCTTTATCGTGACCGATAACTGCAATCTTTTTGATGGCAGTTCCATCAATAAAAGTAGCAACGGTCTCACCGACCTCGGTGATCCAGGCGTTGTCATCGTATGTGTGATCTTTGATGCCTCCGACGTAAGGCACATAATCATCATACGCGCTGGTCATAATCATGAACTTTCGTTCTTCGTATGTCCAGGGATTCTTAATTGTGCGCGGACTGTTCATCGACCCTATTAGGACCAGAACATTGTCAGACAATTCTCGTGCCTGTTTGAGTATTTGTTTGTGTGCATTGTGGAAAGGTTGGAACCTTCCGATGAAAACGACGAGGTCGTATTGTTTATTCATGATATAGTCTCCCTATATATGTGCTGTAGTAAACTGTAGAGCCCCTCTGACAGTTTAAGTATTTAGTATACGATACACTAAATTAAATGTTTTGTCAAGCAATTATGCCGTAAATAATATACAATGAAGCCAAAAGACCTACACCTACACCTGCAAACACTCCGCCGAATATACGTTCCCATCGTTGTTTACTCTTGAAGAAGTCCCAGGTACCCTTAACTATCCAAACACCGGCAACAAAGCTGGCGAGCATTACAGATAACATTGGATCATTCATCGTCTTTCATTACCTCAATTAGCGATTCAATTACGTAGTTCATCTCTTCTTTCGCTCCATCTTCTTGGTACCATTCAATTGATGCGCCGATAACATCTTGTTGTGCGGCCCAGAGACGGATATTAGGATTAGCAATGATAGTATCGTGCGCCATTTTGCCAGGTGCCATGCCATTATCCGTTTGATGGAAGTCATTGATGAAGTCTGGCTCAGCATCCCAATCTTTTGATATTTCAAAATTAACTCCTGCGTAAGTTTCAGGATGCGCATAAAACGCAAGTGCCTCTAAGAGGTCACGCTCACGCGCCTTTGACTTGGTTGCCATTTCTTTGAAGTACTCGGCTTTGGCAAAATACATTGCTGCTTCGCTTGGGTAATCTGTTTGTTTAAATTGTTTCATTTCATTCCTTTGCTGCATTTGTACCCATCAATATCGTCTAAATCTAAACCTACCTGTATTCCCATTACCTCCACTCCTTGTAAGGATTTTTAATTAGACATGCGTTAATGTAACGCTCATCGTGTGTTACTTCAACGCCCAACCAATCAGGTTTTTCGAATCGTTCAGCTGCATCGTGCAATTCAATTTCGGCAATAACTAATCCTGCATTGTCTCCCTTGAACTCGTCAATCTCCCACAAGTGTCCATCTACTGTAACGTAGCTACGAATCTTTTCAATGATAGGTTGCTGGCAAAGACTGTCGAGCATGTGATTTGCTTCACTAATTGGAATTGGGTATTCGTACTCGTCGCGAGTAATTCCATCTTCTTTAGCAGGACTCTTGATAGTAATGCAGGCATCATCATCGTAAGTGCGTATTCGGATTGTTGCTGCTCTGGATGTTTCGAAATATCCCTGGCGGATAGTAACTGAGCGATCAACAGTCTGATGCCACTTGTCATTTGCTATGAGAAACTTGCGTTCAATTTCGAGTCCCATTGTGTTGTCCTTTGTTGTTAAATTGAAACTAGTATAACATTAAAAGGGTGCTCGTGCGAGCGTTCTGGTTACTGAATACAACCTGCGTATTGTATAATACCGCCTATATTAGTAGCGTCGAATCCGTGCTGCCTTAAGGCCATTTCGGCATAATATGAACGTGCGCCACTGCGGCAGAAAACTCCAATGCTTTCATCTTTTGATAGGTTTGGAATGTGTTCATGTAGTTGATTAAGCGGAACATTAATCGCTCCCTTGACTGAACCTTGTGCGAATTCAATTGGTGTACGTACATCAATTACGCAATCGAATTTGTTAATATTTGTGCAATTAAACATATTATTTCCTCATTAGTAAAGTTTATTTAGCATATTATACTTTACTAATACACATTTGCCAACCAATTTGGCTAGCGGCCTTTCCACCCTTTGAGTGTTGCCATTGTTAGCAATTGTAAATGGTCTTCATTTGGTAGTAAAAATGTTTCTTTAATTGTATCGAATTTAATCTCGGAGGTTTTGTCTTTAAGATCTTCGCATCTGGTTGCCCAAATAGTGTGAGCAGTCCATCGAGTAACTCGTCCAATTCCTAGTACCTTACCAGGTTGAACTCCAATTATCCAATCACCAACTTTAAGTTCTTGCTTGAACTTGTTAACAGGAGCCGGAATTTTTGGTTTTTCTGCGGGAGGTTTAACAGCACGAATGTACTTTGTCTTACCCGTATGATTTACTAGGATAGTTGCATTTTGAATTTGAATTCGACCTTTTGATGGTCGACCATCAACTTCGTACACATACGAACCAGAGTACGTTGAAATCTTTTTGTAGTCTTTGGTATCGAAGATCATCGGGTCAATGCCAACTAAGCGGCCGATTGTTCCTTTAGTTGCGGTGCTTCTAATCTCGATAAAGAATTCGCGGTCCGGCGGTAGAATAGGTCCTGGGGCCGGTTCAATCTCGATGTACTTTCTGTCAACACCGTGGCGCATGGTGCCAGTCTGAACTTTTTGGTGTACTATTACCCCCGAGCACAATTTTAGTAAATCTTCGTATGAAAATTTTGAAAGCATATTATCCCGTCCCGTTAGATTTCTGTTTCTTTAGATACAACCAATTGCCCATTCTGCAATGTAATCTGCGCGTCTGGGCCGTACTTACTAATAAGCTGTTGAATCTCGGCCTTTGCTTGTGCCAGACTGCCGCTAATGCGAACTCGCTCTTCAACAACCGTCGGACGTTTGTATTGGTTTTTCATTATACTGCCTCCTTCATGCCTGGCTTAGTACCAGTGATGTAACCATATGGGAGATCGTTTAGGTACTCGAAGAAGCCTTCGTCACCGGCGACATTGTCGCCATCCATGAGCCATTTAATAGCAGTAGCACGATCGTCAGCACCAATGCTGATCAGGTTAGCAATACGGGCTTCGATAGTCTCAATGGCAGCAGCCTGTAATGTACGCTCCTGCCCTTCATTCTCCTCGCACACACGACGAAGGTAATCAAATTCTGACTCCCACGACTCGAGTGTCCAGTCATCGGTGTCGAAGCGTGGACGGAAGCCCATTGCATCCTTGTAGAAGTCGCTGTACATATCCTGGTAATCTTGTGTAGTACGTGGCATTTCTTTTACCCTTTATCTAATTTATGTGTACATTATAGAGGGATTTGCCCAAAAGGTCAACCTTTTTCGCAACTATTTTACGGTTAATAAATCAATGACTTACGTATGGGGGTTAGAGCTAATATAAGCGTCTCTAAGCGGTTCTAGCGGATTACAGGGTTAGAATAGCTGGGCAATCTCGGAACTGCGCTTAGTAAGCATATCTTTGGTATCCTGGGCCTTTTTCTTAGCACTTGCGCTCTCAGCTTTGTCGAATTTGCTGGATCCTGCAATAGCACTGATCTTTCCAAGGTATATAGCCTTAATTTCTTGCAGGAGCTCTGCTGCACTACTGTACTTCGCTGGCAGTACACCATTCATCTCTAGAGTTTGTGCAATGCCCTTGAAAGAGTTAACGATATCCTGGATACGTACTTCATCCTTTGTACCTGGATATTGTTTTAATATTGGTGAAGCTTTCTTAGCCCCAAAGAACTTAGCAATGTCTACTGCCCAGTTCTTGTGATCCGAGGATATGAGATTCAACGTTGTTCCTTTGGCCTTTCTGTAGCTTACAAGTTTTCCGTCTACCGTTTTACCTTGGATTCCAGCGTCGCTGATACTAATATCAAGCGCCTGGGCAAGAGCAGAATATAAGCTTCCGGAGAGCACGCCTTTGGTTCCGTGCTCCGGTGCTAACGCTTTTGTAAATTCTACTCTATCATCAAAGATGGCAACTAAGTCAACTTGAATAAAGTCTGGACCGATTTGAAATATAACATTCTTACCGTTATCTGTTTCGAAGTTCGCATTCATTCTGCAGAACTCTTTAATAGATTCAAAGTAAGTACCTTGTACTTGGTTGGTGGATCCACCGTCTCCCCTGGGCATAATAAATTGCACATCGATATCACCGTACTCTTTATCAGGGTTGTTCACTAGATCACGTTTGTAGTATGTGCCCGATCCTACAGGATTACCAATCTTAATTGGTTGAAGGCCATCGCTTGTCAAGTGCTTATTAAGTGAATCCTGGAACTGTTGCATAACAGGAATAGCATCTGCAATTGTTTGTGGTGTAATTATAGTGTCTTGTGTAGAAGCAGATGCCCATCCACCTTCTGTAAGTATCTCTGAAACGTTCATAAGTGTATTTATGAGTCGTTGCGAAGTAAGTAGTTAAGAGTGTCTTCCCAATTCTGAACTGGTATTGCAGTTATACCATTGGAGTGCGCGAGGCTATAATCATTACCGCCCTTGTGCATTGAGTCTCCTAAGAAGTATATGCTATCTGCCTTGGGCAAGTGAACGAGTATTTGGCTTTTGTCTGCACCCTTCGGATGAATGTCAATTCCTGTCTCTCCGCCAATAACAAAATCCAGGTCCCAGAACTTCAGTCTAAGTGCCTCTGCGATGTATTCTCGGTACCCGCCTCTTGCATCAGCTTTAATAAAATCTGCTCGTTGCTTTGTTGTAGCACCACGCCCTGGTATAGAGAAATTAATCATACCAGTTCTGATTTCGATGTGCATGCCCGTGCGGACTTTGTATTCGTGCATTGCTAAAATGCTTTCCAACGTTTTTATCAATGTTTCACTAGGTTCCCATTGTTCAGCATATACTTCCATGCCAAATTGGTAAATGGACGATCCTGAGCAACTAAAGCATTTAGCGAACTTAGCAGCTAGATCATCACCGAGTTGTTCTTTTGTCTTTTCATAATCGGAACCGCTAACGAGATATGCTTCGTGATCATCTAGCCACTCTAGCATGAACTCTTTGAACGCTGGATCTATTGTGCTACGCGATGGAGTAAGTGTGCCGTCGACATCGAATACGTATATCTTTTTCATTTGTGTGCCTTGTTGCGTCTACGTACTAACTCGTAAAGATAAACTTTGCGATCTGTTGAGCCGAGGCTTACGTAGTACTCTGCATCTAATGCTAATGACGGTGCAAATTCAGGGTCGCCTCCTTTAAGTTTATGCCAGAAGTCACGCTCCTCCATTCTAACCACGTGCTTACTCCTGAACAGGTTTTTAAATTTCTGCCACCAAGTGATCATAAATCTAAATAGTTTCCACGACTATCTCTTGAGTACTTTTTACTTAATCTGAACTCTATGCCGTGATGTGTAATGTTCCCATTTGGCAGTGTTATACCCTCTACAAAATCTTTGTCTGACTCGGAGAAATCAACACGGTATTTCCTGTCTAAACTTTCGAAGCTTGTCCAGTGGACAAGCTTCTCTTTCGGAAGTGGTTTTTCTTTTGTTTTGTTCCAAAACAAATTTCCTAGTACTGCTGCCCATGGGCCTGCCGACATTGTTCTCTCCTAATTAAACAGTAGTGGTTGATCACTGCACTTCACAAACGTATTACGCTTTAGTGATCCACTGCCTGATTCGGTGAAGTAATCGCACGTACCGAATTTACCATTGACATCAACGTAACTTATCTTCCACGTTGCTACTGCCATCAACTTTCCATTGACTTCAGAGACTGGCTGCCTGAGTCTGTTATGTACGTGATATCGAAAATCAACTAATGTGCCGCTATTAAGTACACCGGTTTCGTTTTTGAAACCGATATCGCACCCAGCTAATAGTCCGATTAATAGAATGCTAATGTATCTCACCTTATTCTCCGAATTTTTCTTTCATTAACCGCATAGCTTTATCGTACTGTTCTTGCAGTTCGTTGAAGTCGCACATATCTTCGCAGAACGTGCCACGCTTATTACTAACTGTAATCGGCTTGCCGCTGATTACGCAAACCACCGCCATTTGTTCGATATTTCTGAGATCGTATACGAATGTCGCTCTAGTTTTACACATAAAAGTTCCTTTGGTTTAGCCACCCGAAAAGGGCCCAAAGGCCCCGGGTACTGCTCTTCAACAAATTTTAGCGTAGTTTCAACCCAGTGTCGATACCAGTCTTGAATGTCTCGACAGCTTGCGCTGACTTAACAATTGGAAAGTCATCTTGTGTACCGTAAGGGTAACCAACTTTAAGTTTTGGGTAACCAGCAATATTCATCCAAAGGCCTTTCCACAAATAGCCAAGGTTAACCACGTATGTAGTCTTGATGTCCAGGAAGCGTGTCTGCGCATTCTGGAACTGATTACGGCCTGCTTCGATTAGCGTTTGGATCTTAGTGTACATTGCAGCATCAATATTAACATTGTGTTCTTTAAACCACTGGAATGCTGCTTTGCTGCCATCCTCGCCCATACGTGCCGCCATAACGCTTGTCATAACCTCTTTCAAGTCGTCTTTATACATTGCCGGTACTTGGGCTGCTTCAGACACTTTAAGAGTGTATTGTGACAGGATGTTCTGCAAGTTCTCGTACTCTTTAACGATACCTGCTTCTGCGCGGTTTCCGTAGTTAGCATTAGATACATACGATCCTACTACTACGCCGATGATTACCAGGAGAAATACTCCAATTGCGATTGCTACTTTCATTTTACTACCTCTCGTTTATTAAAAAGTTGTGTTATCTTTGAAAATTTGTGTTATCTCTTCTTTACTGAACCCTGCGGTTCGAAAGAATCCGTTTATATACTCTTTCTGTACATCTGTGAACTTCTCCGGGTAAAATTTACTTGCAACCCAGGCACCGTTCATATTATCACTGTACTTTAAAAGCAGAGCAGTGATGTCAGGATGATTAGTATCTGCGCCTCCGTCCACTGCTACCTCCTAACTTGTTACCTAATAGTGTACCACGTATCATTTCGCTAAATGGTCGCACATCGTTCTTATGGAAAAAGTATGTCATACCTGCAGACCCAAATATTGACAGTAGCAGTATGACAATAATCATTGTGTCCGAGGGTTGCACTGCATCCTCGAGGTACTCGTAATCTTTCATCTTAGGACGTATGTAATGCGCCTTGACGTTGCTGACAATAGTTTTACTAACTCCATCTGCATCCATTGTTTTCATTGCAGATAGATCGTTGCGTAACTTAACCTGCAAGAGCTCATTACCACTGTTTAGTGCCCAGGTCATTACATCAACCCAAACAATCTGGTTACCACTAACTCCAAGAAATACCACAACATCATTCTTTTCACCACCCAGCCACGTATTTTCAACAGCTACTTTGAAGTTAGGGTCTGTAATTCCTGTCAGGATAACAATAATGTTGGCCTGATGTGACGCACCCATCGACTTCAGTGCATTATCAATATCATCTTCGAGCACCTTCTGCTCTGCTGCTGTTAACACACCTTGGTTAATAACTCGATCATAATTGTAATGCGCATATACTCGCGGTTGCGATGGAATCTTGCCTGCGAACTGGCTAGCTAGAGCTTTGTTACTTGCAAACAAACTGTCCGGCACTGCTTGGACGTAGTTTGTATACGAGTGCTCACGTGAAGCGGGATCACCTTTATTGCAAGCTGCATAATCAGCTGGGTCCGGTGTATTATAAACTGATCGGCTAGATGTGTCAAGTCTTTTAAATGTAAAGTTGCCTACTGTGCTCTGAGCAGTCCAATCAACAGTGTAGCGAGTTTCGTAACAAGTTTGGCAAGACCGGTTACCGTCCTTATCGGTTGTACACATACAATCATAAGGATCTTCGTATGTATCATGCACACGCGATTTTGAAATTATGTAACCATTCCATACTTCTGTGTCGGACGTTGCATTCCAAGATCCTACTGCCCAGGCACTAGCAATAAGCAACGACATGATAACTGCCTGGACAATAGCTTCCTGATAGTTAATTGATTTCTTTAAGACTGCTGCTGCAATAAACGGAATGGTTACCGGTAGTATCAACAGCCAAAGTAGATTTTCCATTATTGTATTACCCTTGCAATTTCGTGAGTCATCTGCGAATCGTATTTGGCAAAATCCAGATAGTCTCTGTAAGTTTTTCCAGCCCAGGCAGTAAAATCATTATTGACTAAATGCCATGAAGTGCCGCGCCATCCGCCCGGCTTCCAAGTCGTATTAAATCCACCTTCTTCACCAGTTTCGCAAAGCTCGCGCATGAAGTCAGTACTTTCTAGGATGTCATCCATTCCCAGGAACTTAACCGTGCATCCAGTTAGATTAAAGTTTATATTGTCTGTTGTTTGCGGTTTCATTATGCTACGTTAATATTTTCTTTTGAAATTAAATAATCCGAGTACACTGCGTTGAAGCCTGCGCCACGAAGTTCGACAAGATCTTCGCCATCTGGCACAGGACAGTCGCCCTCGTCGATCCAGGGTTTAACCTCTACCCTGTTCCAACGATTAGGAATAATTGGAATTGCAACATCCTTGATAGCAGGATCAATGTACAGACGATAGCTGTAATGCGGATTAGTAATCGCATCCTGGAACTTAATAAACCGTTCCTGATCCTGTGCAGTATGTGGCGCGTGTAAGGTGTAATGAATACGATCAAACATCCAAAGCATATCAATTAGTGCGTCAGACGCCAGTGTAGTGTAGAGCGAAATAATTTGCTCTGGATTGTTTTTGCGTAGTTGGTGAATCAGCGCCTTTAGCTTTTTAGGATATAGCAATGGCTCCCCACCGCTAATCATAACTGATTTGTATTTGCTGAGCTGTTCCATGTTAACCGGCTTAACTGCTTCCATAATGGAAGTGTAATCGTTGCAGCAACCTGAACAGGTGCGATGACAATCGTAAGTTATAATAAGTCTTGCTTTTGGATTCATCTTAAGAGCCCATCATAAATGTGTAAGTTTTGAAGAAGCCATCTTCGTCGACATTAAAATCTTGTACCAGATGAATACTTTCGAAGAATGTGTGGTGGTTATCGCCAGTGACGTTGATCATATCGTTTGCGATAACACAAAGGTCTATCCAAGTTGGATCTTTGAGTATCTCGCTTTCAAAGTTAGTGCCATCACTAAAAAAGTCAGACACAGGCATAACCATTTTAACGCGACCTGTGACAGGTACTTCGAAGAGATTATTCTCTTCGTTATGGTACGCGCTGAAGACAACCATATTAAAATAATTTTCGTTTACAGTACGATCAGAGTTAATGCGCGCATTAACCAGATCACGCATTAGTTCAAAATCACCACCACTGACATAAAAATCAGACATATCTAAATGTTCCGTCAGTTCTAATGTAACCAGCAGAACCATTAGCAAGTGCAATATTAATTGAATTGCCAGAACCTAAACCGGTTATGATCCAACCGAAGCTCTGGTATGATTTTAGCGATCTAGCCTGAGCCGGATACTTTATTGCTAATTCGCGGTATGCTTTCATTTTACTTTGCCGTTGTTCTAAAAATGTACACATTTTTGGTAAACCTTAATTTATGTGTACATTATACGGGGTCAGTAGTAAAAGGTCAACCTTTATTTTGGATGCTATGTGCTTGAATTTGAAGGGCTTTTCACCCCTTTTGCCGATTTGAGCCCAAGATCTGGCTTCGATTCTCCCTATTCCTTACGGCTAGTTGCAGTTTCAAAGCATAAGGGCCTTAGCTCCACTGCAACCGTTTCGGTGGTCCACGGACGATAAAGTACTTGTCTTAACCGGGTTATTGTTTACCGCATTCAGGGATTCGGGCAAGTACCTTCAAAATTAGTAGGCTTTGTCTTTGGTCGGTATCAGGCATACAACCACGTCGTCCCGAAGGTAAAGGCTTTCAACCTGCATAACGTGAGCATCGCCACCTACCGTGAGTGCGTTTGCTTGAATAAATTGTGGGTTTACTGGGTGACCGCAATAAGTCACAATTACCGTTTCCTCTTCCGAGGACGAACCAACCTCTTCTCCCTTCAGCATATAGAGGTCTGCTGACAAAAACTGTGCTGGTTAGGTATCGTCCAGCTTTTGGGGAAGGACGGCGACCCCAAATCCTCTACACATCTACGTGCCGTCAAGTTTATGTAGTTTGCGACATAGTAATATTTCATCATATTACTAATAAGCTATGGACATCAGACTACAAAATAAAATTGGTGCCTCAGGCCGGGGTCGAACCGGCAAGCCCTTTCGAGCGTCAGATTTTAAGTCTGATGAGTTTACCTATTTCTCCACCAAGGCAATTTTAATCTACTGTTATATTAGAAGCCGGACTGCTTAACTAATGCCACTATTATAACATCATAATATTTATCTTCAACCAATTCGGTAAACATAAATACTACTATGGGAATAACAACATACATTAAGATAGCAGGAATACTTATCATCGTCGCAGTTCTAGGAGCTGCGAAATGGTATTACACGTGGTCGCAAGAAGAGATAGCAACTCTGAACGATAACAATCTAAAACTTGAAATTGCAATCAAAACGTCCGAGGCAGCGTTGGACTCTTTGTATCGAGACGTGTACAAAGCAAAAAAAGTACACACCGAAGTCAATACGAAGTTCGAAGCTGCTCGCAAAGACAACGGAAGACTTCGTGAGTTATTATCAAAGCACGATCTCGGATTTCTTGCAGAACGCAAGCCAGGACTAATTCAGAACCGAGCTAAGAAAGGAACAGAGAATGTTCAGCGTTGTTTTGAAATTCTAAGTGGTTCTCCGTTAACAGATCAAGAGCTCCAAGCTACTAAGAAATCGCAGCTGAATACAAGTTGTCCGGAAATTGCAAATCCTAATAGGGAGATAGCAAAATGAAAATAGTATTAATTTTGTTAACCGTTGTGTTCTTGAGTGGTTGTTCGTTGTTCAATACCAAGCCGATTGAAGTAACTTCAAAGCCGATTGAACGAGCACCACTAACATTGCCTTCCGTGGACCAGTACCAGGCACGTAATGTCGAGTGGTTAGTTGTTACACCGGATAATTATCAGCGCGTAATCTCTGAGCTTAAAAAAGGGAGTGTTGCGCTGTTTGCTATTACTCCCGAGGGCTACGAGAACATGGCTCTTAATGCTAGTGATTTAATGAAGTTAATTAAACAACAGAAGGCTGTCATTGCAGGCTTTACTTCGTACTACGAAACAACTCCAACTCCAAAAGCAGAATAACCAAAACTCCCATAAATACGTGTACAATGTTTTATGGGAGTTTAACATGGAAAATGAAAAGAAAATAGGCTGGTACGGAAGTATCTTACGAGCTGCGGCGGCATTTGATTCTTGGAGAGTCTTTCCAAGAATCTTTATCAGCATGTACATCTATCTACTGTACAAGACTGTAACGTGGTTTATGGCATTGCCAAACCCTACACTAGAGCAAGCAGGATTAATTTCTGTAGTTACTGGCGCAGGTGCAGCATGGTTTGGTTTATATGTAAATTCAGGACCTAAACACAATCCTCCAGAAGAATAAGATTCTGAAATTGTAGTCAAATAAAAAGGGCCTTCGGGCCCTTTTCCTTTATGCTTAACTTTTTTATTGTACTTCGTTTTATCTTTCTCGACCCTCATTTTATACAGTGGTATCATAACAAGAGTCTTTGTTTCTTTGTTGTGTTTACTCTTCATAACCTTTCTCCTAAAGTACTATTTAGCAGTGGATTATATACTAATTCTGAGTAAAGGTCAATCTTTATTTCGAAAATGGAGAGGTTCTTGGAATTGTAATTCTGACTACCCGCTGGAGTCCGGTACTACCACTACCTGAAATTTGTGCATAATCCATTTCAACCTCGATATCGGTAATTCCTAACTTTTTTAACTCTCGTTCGACTTGTTTCTTTGATTTTTCATTGGCACTGTACATAATAACTCTACTACCGTTGCGGGTATTGTACGAACGAGAAAAATCATAACGCTCGAACCCAATTGCATGTCTGATTGCTCTTGCTAATTGTGCGCGTGATGTTGGCGAGCCCTCTTTTAAGAATTCGGCCGAATTCATTTATAAGTAACCTTGCCTTGCAAAGTCGCCACCCTTAATAAAATCTACAATTTGCTTCACTGACATTGTGTCTGGATCGATTCCTTTCCGGCGCGCAAATGGTAATAGATCATCGAGTATTTCTTCGATGTACATCTCTGTATTAAAGTGGCGCATTGCCCATCTAACTTTGGTGTTTAAATTCATCTCACTTTCTTTTTGAGAGTACCCTAAGTCAGTCCATACTTTGTCTTTGGGCTCAGAGGCACTGTCTTCGAATGTTGGCACAGTTGCTATGTTAAAGGTCCACATTTCCTTTAAGTTACCACGTTGCTGTTTGTCGGTGGTAACCTCCCACTTCATTGTGCCTGCTTTGCCTTTAAGGGTTTCGTTGCCCATTACATCCTTCTTTAAATCGTAGTTAATATCTTCTTCTTCCAATGCAAGCTTAGTATTTTCTAAACCAGCTGATGGTTGAACGTGAATAAAAACTGTCTGTGAACTAATAGTATTAAACATTCCGCACTTGGATTGTTTTAATAACGCCGTCGATCCAACTATCTTTTCTATAAAGTTGTAAACCCTAGGCCACTCTTCACGAATGGTAGTAATGTTGGTGTTATACTGACTCGATTCAGTCATAAATTCTCTTGACTTCATTTGTTATTTTCCTTTAAGATTTGGCATGTGTCGGTACCATGACATAGATTTGATAAATTCAATTTGAGACAGATGCTGCACTTAAACTCCGATGGTGCCAGTGACATAAATTCTGTTATTAGTGCTTCGTAGAATGCGTCGACTTTGTCGAGTCTTTCCTCGAGCTCTGTTATACGATCAACTTCTTTTCTCATACCCATCCTTTCTTTGAATATTTTTTTGAGAAGCATCGTCTACTTTAATACTATCGTGAATTTTAGCAAACCTAGCATTAACAGAATCAACTAATTGTTTTACCAGTTCTAACTTTGTCTCTAATTCTTCACTAAACGTCACGATATTATCCTATATTCTTCAGTATATTGGATTCTATTAGAACTGTTCTAATAGAATGTTTTATCCTTCTGAGCCGAATACTTGTGCCACTGTTCTGTTACGTCCGCAGACTTCTCGCCCTTAAAAGTTATAAGTATTTATCGTAATGAGAATAAACGGCGCACTAAAATAGTTGTAGTACTTGTACTACAACTATTTATCACTGCTTGGATTTATCTCGTCGGGGTCGACATAATCTGGGTGACTATTAAGTGTAGGCACTGTTTCTTTCTTACGACTAATTGTACGCTGACCAACACGGGTTACTTCTACTTCCACTTCTGGATGTTTCCAATTACTTGATGCAAACTTATATACCATTGTAATTCCTTTAAGCTGTTAACGCAAATTAAGTGCATAATGCAAGACACTTAACAGATGATATAAGTAGTTATCTCGTTAGATTCCATACTGTTAGAAAAGCATTCAAATCAGATCGGTATTCGAAGCCGATTGTATTCTGATTCAATGGATCATATGCAAACCGTCCTGTAGTTACCCGATCCACAACTTCAAAGACTCGAGATTTTCTAGCACCGGGGCCAGAGAGTGTTGCAACCTTGAAAGACTTCGGCATTTTATCGAACACGTACCGTTTTTTCATACGCTTATATAGCTCGGCTAGGGCCGGTTGCTTTCGTGCTTCGTCTAATTCTAAAATACTTAATAACATAATTTATACTATCAATTCGTAAAATGTTCCAATTTCTGGATCGTTAAAGTATAGTGAAACAAAATGGTCCTGGTAATTAATGTACCATTTAATAGCTGCACCTTTGTATCCCAGCAACCCGCTCGGCCGCCCGTACGCTAAAATCATCTGGCCCCCAATTCTACTCCACTCTGGGTGACTCATGTTGATTGTATATTTCGCAATGCCATACATCTTGTATCGTTTATCAACTGTTAACATAATAGCATCTTCGCATAAGTTACGTCTTCTGCTGTAATTAAAAATATAGTAATTATACCGTCGGGTGCCAAGGGTATTCTGTAGTACCATTTATTATCTCCGAACGCCAGGCCATCTTCTGGTATGGGCGCGCCAGCCCCTATCGCGGCATTGAAGATATTCCGAAGCTTGGCAAAATCTTCACGACGGCTTAAATGAATGTGCCATTTATCCCATTCGTATTGTTCGATCATTGCACTAACTTCACATAAAATAATTGTTCGGCAGTCGTTAAATAAATTGTAGTACAAGACGTCCGTTTGCTCCCGGTGCGCCAATACCACAGAGCATCCTCCTGGTCCAGTGGCTCAATACTTAATTTTTTTCCTGGCCCGTAAGCCTGCTGCAATACACTAGTGATAGGCGCAATGTCTTCGTTATACCTAAAACTCAGGCTGTACTTTGCGACATGGAACGGGCGCCCTGCAGCCGGAGTTAAGTTAAATATATTCATTTTGTTATCATCTGCAAGTACGTTAGTTGATCTTCAGATGTTAAATAAAGTGTATTGTGGTTCGATCCTAGTCTAGCTAAGGCACTACCATCATGTACATACCACTTTACATTAGCTTTTGACTGTCTAACTAATTCTGATTTAGTGTCCGACAGCAACCCAGTGGTGGGTTTATATGTGCCATACGGCCCATATACTGATTCGAGTTTGCTTGCGGCAGTGATGAAATCTATCGACTTTTTAATTTCAACCTCAATGGGTGCAAAGTCTGCTATCGCATGCCAATCAAAAACTCGACGAATTTTCATTAGATATCTTCTAGAGTTACAGTTTTAACAACTTTAACCTTGCGAACTAGTACTGGATCCTCAAGCATAAACGAACTAGTAAAGGAACCAGACTGGTAAAACTCTTGAGACGGAACCTTCCAGTTAATGTCATTGGACTTTTTATGCAACTTGCGAAGAGTTAGTGTCCAGCCGTCCGGATAAATGTCATGTGGCCCGTGACCTGTGCCGCCACCACTCATTCTGGTTTTAATAACAACCCACTGCCCTTTGCCAAGCTTAGGATCCTTTAGTACATCGCCTACCTGATTCTTATTCATTGTTCTTCTCCTTACTTAATTCGAAGTCAACTCGTCTGTTCTTGCGAATGTTTTCTTCGAGGTTATCATAAAATGAATTACCTTGTGCATTAGCCGATGCTTCGATCTTCAGAGCACAATCTTCGCAGTACCAAGCATTCATAACCCTGTTGTAATAGAATGCTGACTCCGGTTTTTGACAATGCGTAACATTGCAGTTCTCACCTTTCTTACCTTTGCCTGCTGTTTCTGGTTTTGGATATCCCATTATCCTTCTTCCTTGCGAGTAAGTTCTAACATTGTTACAAGCTGCTCGAACATTTTGTTGCAAGCAGGATTCTTGGTATTGGCAATCATTTCAGTCAACCGAATCAAATAGCACATTGATCTGAATACTTCGTTGTCAATTTTAAATGAACCGGTTGTGATGAACTCGCCATTGCGGTCTTGCTCGGGGCCGAGTTCTAAATCAGTTAAGATGAGCCCGAGCTTAGCCAATAATTGGCGCTCATTTTTATTCATCATTACCACTTTACCTCTGTAAGTTCATCTTCCGAGAACCAATTACTAACGGTGCCCTGGAAAGGCATATTCATATTAGTAACCCAGTACTTTTTATTCGCCGGGTCGAATCCACGAACCACACCACGCTCGTTAATAGTGCCAATGTAACGCTTAATAATTACAGTGGAGTCCATATTAATTGTCTTGCCGAATTTATTCATAATTCACCTCGTACCAGCATTACATTAGTAATGCCTTTAGCTGCTGCGGTTGCGCTAGACACATTCCCAAACAGGTCCTTCCAGAAGAAGAAATACTTTCTTTCCTGCGCTTGCCAATGACAAGGATCGCCCTTGTAGTTAACATAAATTATTCTATAACGTGGCATTATTCACCTGCCTTCTTTTTACAGTTCTGGTAGTAACCTGCTGCTTGTACACGAGTGATATTGTCTGCTGCAAATTCCTCTACAAGCAAAGTGATGATATCTTGACGTGACTTGCCAAAGTTGCCCATGTAAACTTCCATGGCTCGTCCAATTTTAGTTCCAGCTGGTGAACGTGCTGGACGCTCTGCTTTAGGAGCGTCTGGCTTTTTTGGAGCAGGCTTATTCATAAAGTCTGGAACCTTGTTGTCGTAAGCTTCAAGCATTGACACCTTACCAACTGCGCGAACATAGTTAAGTTTTGCACGGTTACACCCGGTATGACTGTAGTTAGCGCGGCCGCGTTGCTGTTTATTGTGACGGGTTTGGGTAAGTACCATTTCGGTACCGCAAGCTGAACAACAGTAAAGGTGCTTGCCAGTATGTTGCGCGACCTTGCTAACGTCCATATCATGACAACGAGTTGGATCAACACCAAAGGTAGCCATAACGCTCTTCCAATGCTTACCGTGTGACTCGCGACGCGCTTTACGAATTCCACTGCGGGTGCGAACGAAACCTTTAACTTGCGCACCGTATACATAATCGGTGACTAAATGGGCTACTTCGTGTGGAATAGTGTCATTCATAAACAGATCAAAATTATCAACCATTAAGCCTGCGTTGAAATTAACTTCCCAGCTTACACGATTGGCAGTACCAGCAGTTGTGCCGCGCTTTTCAAAGCGAACAAATGGAAGTTCCATTTTAACATTAAAGTGATCATTTGCAAATTCCACAAAATGATTAACACGGTTAATCACTGTTTGCTTTTGTTCTACTGTTAACATTGTTTGCTACCCCTTAATTAACTTATGCTGTGCATTATAGAGGTTCTGGCCCAAAAGGTCAACCTTTTTAGCCAAAAAGAATACCTTAATTTTATTAGTTTACAGTAGCAGTACCGCCCCTTGCGCGATTCTGTGCAAATTATTTTCCACTAATCCTTTATTTTTCAATGACTTAGCGGTTTAAGTGAATCATTCTCATATAGAACTAATCCTATATAAATCAATGACTTACGCCACACCACAAACTCTGTCCCATAGCTTCTTCTTATCAGCTTTTACGGAGATTTTTACCCTCTGTGACCACTTAAATATGGAACTACAGTCCCTGCAAATTCCAGCAGACCCTTTAATATTGTAATTTGCTAATACAGCATAGGAATTTGGCAATACAGTCTTATCGATCTTCAGACTCCAGCATTTAGGGCAATAATAAATGACTTTTCCGCCCGGACTCAACATATTAGTAGCCTAGAGCTGCTGCAACAATACAACCAAAAGATACAACCAAAATGGAGACCATAAGTACAGCTGGTCCAATATTTAGATTTCGTTCTTTTTGCAAGATATTCTCCTTTAATAATTATTCTTGTCTTTCTAAGTACCGATAGTACGAGTGTGGAATAGAACAAAGGATGGCAAATTCTAAGTGATACTCACCATTCCAATCTGTGCGCTCAACTACACTTAACAATCGTCGTTCAAATTTTGAAAGTGTATTGGAAATACTTTTAAATATTAGTCCTTGGTAGTACTGGCGCATTTCTCGACCTTTCTGTATATCTTCTTCAGTAATAAGTTCTGGCTTACATTCTAATGCAAATTTAACATAATTTCTATTAGATTTTATCGCTGCCTGCTTAATGGGATGCTCACTGTGAGCTGTTACTAGAGATTCAAACTCGTCCTTGTTGGCGTTAACGAAGCGGGTGTTCTTGCGTTGTGCATATACCACAGCTCCCCACAGAAAATCAACCTCGACCGGGACCGCAATAATATCAGACATTGATTTCGCCTGTTTTCACCCTGTGAACTCGTAACGATAAACAGACTGCTGTAAACATTGCAGGAGTTCCGCTCGTGCTCCAATCTTCAAGTGCTACTGCTGCGGCAAGGCGCCGCTCATAGTTAGTCAACGGCTTATTAGACAGTGCTTTAAATGTTAGCACTTCGAAGTGCTTGCGTACCTTACGACCGTGTTGTATATCACCAATTGTAATATTTAATAGCTGTTCGTTAATTATGATCTCAGCAAGGATCGTGAGACTAGGAAGTCCGGAGCGGCTTGTGTCAAACAACCTGGCTAATGCCCAATCACCACTGTCTTTAAGTCTAAGTGCTGTTGCTGCTGCACCCCATACTTGTTCCACTGATACTTCATTCTTAAACATACAACACCTTAGTTGATTATATGTACATTATACGGGGTCAGTAGTAAAAGGTCAACCTTTATTTTGGTTAGAGAGCGTCCAGATATGCGTTAAAATTCTTAAATAGATTAGCCACAGTACTTATTTTGGGTGAAAATACAGTAATAAGAGTACTGCCTGTTGCTGATGTTGCGTTAAGGAAATACACACCTGGCAATTTATCTAGCTTCCGATAATCATTGCCGGTCCCGGTGAACTCAACGGAGAACTCGTAGCACGGTGCAACTTTCTTAAATTCTGTGAAACCTTTAAATCGTAATCTGAACTTCTTAGGATCTTTTTTGTGCCACCACCAGTCCTTCATTGCTGCGTCGAGCGTAGTTGTTAGATTGCCCTGTTCAATGATTTCAGCAGTGAGTTCTTCTTTATTCATATCCCATTATGGGTAAACTTGGTCACCCTCGAAAAGTTTAACAACAGAAAAATCTGTTGTATTGAATTGTTTGTTAAGCTTCTTGGCAAGGTTGATGGCATGTCCAGGATTACTAAATGAAACCTTCTTGTATTTCGGTCCAGGATACTGAACTAATATGTTATGAGACTTTATGTTAATAGGACGGGCACAATAATAGACAGCCCATATACCATCACTTGCAAGGACTTGTTCTGATTTGTATGTACTCTTGTCTGTAATTTCAGCAAGCACTTCTGGTTTTGGTCTGGCCACTCAATAATACCTCTTTATCTAAGTACTATTTATTTAGAATGATTTTATTTAAGTTTCATCAGGTAAAGTTTCCGCCGGTGATCTCTACCTTTTCTACTAGACCGTTGTCCTGCACTGCGTTCGACCGACCCTGCAATTCTTGTAGCACTAATAACAATTTAGTAATGTCACTATGCAGTCCTTTCGCGTCCTTAATCGGTACCGCAATTACCTTCTGCTGCTTAGACTCTGCCGCTGCAATCTTGTCAATGAACCGATTTATATGAATCATTCGTACAGGTCTGCAAACTTGTTGTTACTAGGACTATCTTTAAACGGACCCTTATATTTATTGCGCTGTAATGTTATCAATTTAGGGCAAGCTTGTATAATCCAGGTGCCACTAATGTTAACTTTGTAATATCCAGCCGCGTACCAAGATTTGCTGTCACTGGTCTGTGTGTATAATGGCAAACCATATTGCACGTTCCAGACCGCATTGTACGCTGTGCCCTCAGAGTAGTATCCATGCACATTATCGGACTCAGTTGCTGCGGGCTTGCGAAGCTCTTTGAATTCGATTGTGCCTTTCAGTGCATCGAGACTATCGAACCTTACTTCTACTTCACCTTTGAGTTTCACAGTGTAGCCGGAACTGACATCGTGCATCATCTCCCCCACTTTAATATTGTCCTTGCGAAGGATCCAGAATTGGTCCTCTATAATTGGTTTTGCTGTAATTTTTTCCATTCCTGCCATGCTCCTAAATCTGGTATGTTTATAATGTGACCATTATATGGTTTGTTCAACCACAAGATAATATCTTGTGGGTGTTCTGCTAATCGCTGTAGATCGTGCTCGGCGCAGAACTTCATAAATTTAAACCCAACATTCTTTGCTGGTGTGTGAGTTAATGTACTGTTAAGAAGAGAATTAATAATTGCTTCGTCAACATCATTGATAACTTCTCGTGGTTGTTGTGTTAAATCAATTAGTACTTTGTTGCGTTCATAATCATCAAGAACTCTGTGCTCTTCTTCGTTGTGGTCGATCCAACGCTGTAACATAAGATTGTTCCAGTTGTAGCCTTTCTTATCTTTGTCGGCATACGCTTCGAGTAACCCGACCTTGTTCTTAGTTCCTTTAGTTCGGACTCCAGGGTATGCACTAAACACATTATCAGTCTTGTCACCCCGCATACACTTTTCGAATAAGATCCACCCCGGATCACCAACATGCTTGTGCGTTTGTGTCTTTTTGTCGATGACAGCTTTGCCGTTGTCATCGTACACGCCATCGATTGTAATTAGTTCTTTGTTAATACCGTTGTATTGTGTCACCGACGGTGAAAGGAGTTGATAATAATCTGTATCACTGCTAAGGATAACGTGTTCGTCATCTGGGTGGAGTTGGATAAAACGTGCAATTACATCATCTGCTTCGGCCCCGGCTGCTGCAATGACTGAACAATTAGTGTGCTCTGCAATGTATTTAGTCAGTGCATTGTACATCTCAAAATACAATTCATCCTCTTCTACTTCTTCTTCTGTTCGTAATTGTCGTGCTGCTGCACGTGGTTTTTTGTACGGCTCATAATAAGTTTTGCGCCAGTTGTTCCCGCCCTCTAGCGCAAATACCACGTGATCAATATTTGACGTCTTAACTACTTTATTAGCCGATGCTAACATCATGTGCATACTCAGGCCGATCTTATCCATCAGATCCGCTCCTCTATGCGCCATGTGTTTCATGCGGAAAAATAAATTCATTGTGTCTACTGTAATAAATCTCATTTAATTACCTTGTGTTCTATAATATATTGGATTATCTGTTTAGCCCAGGCCGAGTGTGCCGCTGGACCATAATGGTAGTTTGAAGTTATAACAGTATTATATCCGTTAAGCTGTAACCATCCATCAAACGCACCTTCTGGAAGATATGGATTAATGTAACTGGCGCCAAAATCCGATCTGTATTCTTCTGGGATATCCTGGAATGAATTATTACCGTTGAAGAAAATATGTTTATAACCTAACTTGTTCAAGTAGGTATGAAAGTGTTGAATTTCTTCGTACGCCTCTGCAGTTTTGATATCCCAGTCTATATTAACGATGTATTCTTTATACTTTTCTTTGTAATCTTCTGGTACGTCATCAACACCGCTGGCATTAACTTGAAAGTACTCGCCATCAATTAACCATTCTTCACGTTCCCAAGTACTCCACTGAATGATCATTAGCACATCACTCGTTGGAATAGTGTCAGCCGTTTTTTCAATCCATTCCTTAGTAGTCCTAATGATTCGTGCATTACTGCTTGCACTTTCTGCATCAATTTGGAATCCCATTTTAAGAATGCTTGCGACAGTTACTCCCCAAGATACTGCTAAGTTGTCAGGGTGCGGCCTGCGCTTTAGCGCCCAGTGTAATTTATCGTCCTCTGCAAATGAAAACGGATTAACTGCTTCCGCTGCTGCTGTATGACTATCGCCATTTACATAAAGTATCATGAGTCGCCGTACTTTTCTAAACGCTCCAGCTCTTGCTGTGCGTATGCAATAATCTTTTTAATGTCTCGCTTCTTAGGACTATGCGCGACTTGGCCATATCGGTACCAAGCTCTACCAATCTCACCCATCTGCGCGTTCATATCTTTAGCAATAATTAAATGATATAATTCTGTTGCGCCTTCTGGGAGGACATAATAATTTGCTGTACTACCATCGCTTAGTTCTTGTGCGGCAGCGCCTGTGTCGATGTCTCGCAGAGTTTTTACAACTCCTTTAAATGCTTCTTCTGACGGATCACCTATTTTGTACTTAGGTTCCTTACCTTCTGCTACGTCAATTACATTTACTGCCTTCTTAACATCGAACTCTGCTGACTTAGATTCCGTGACGATTATCTCGTCTTTTGGAACCCCAATTGGGTTAAACGTTACTTCATCTGTAACCTCTGTTGCAACCTTTTCTGCTTCTGCTTTTGCTTTTAAATCTCCACCGATACCCATTACTTGTATTCTCTCCTTCCGCCGCCTAAATTTTTGGATTGCACTGGATGAGCATCTGCTTGTTCTTGCTCATAAGTCTCCATTACAATATTTCTACAAACGCTAGTAAACCATTGATCAACTAGATCTGAATCTGCTTTACCTTGATAACCCGCCCGCATTAGTCGTGCCACGAACAAATCGTTCCAGTCTAACTCGATCTCTCCATTATCGAGATTTTCGTAATCGACATTCATATCTAGAATAGCGACCCAAGGTTCGCCTGCTGCCGTTGCTCTTTCTTTTTCTGCATTGAGTGTGGCGTAGTGTTTCGCGATGTCTTCCTTAGAAGGACCGGGCTCTGCATTGATATCTTTGTTACGTAGTACGCGCCACGCTGCTTTTATTGTTTTAAACATTTATATTTCACCTTTTAACTTTTTAAATGTGTATTCTTCGTCAGTGAGCCAAATTTCATCTCTAATAGAGCCTTTGGATCTGTTACTGCAATATGCCATACTAAGCATAGAAATATGTGTACCTTCAGCACTAGTCTTTGGCCACAATGTACGGATACGTTGCCAGTTGTAACTAGCTACCTCAGCACTGGCATTGTCTGCATTGGAGAATTTAGACATTGTTGGGTAGCTATAATTGGCAATCTTTGCCATTATCCTATCTCGCCGCGAATTTTCATAAACACAAATTCTTCTTCTCTGACCCAATGCGTAATAACAACATCGCTACCCGGACCGCTAATCCGCCGAGTTCCTAAATACGCTTTTTCATTTATTGCGATACGATTACCAGAGGCATAACATGTACGCCATTTCCAGTAACGTTTATGTTCCCACGTAGCACGTTTAAAGAACTGTTTTTTCTCCTCTAGATCTCTTTCTGGCTGAGAAAATGCTGGCATAAATCCATCAATCATAACTCACCGTTTCAATATCAACATAACCACAATGGCTCATTTTGTCGGGTTGGTCGGGTTGGTTGGGTTGGGTCTGGTGTTCCATGCCTCTTGTAACCCGGTTTTCGTTTTAGTGAAATTCGTAACCTGCCCATCACAAGTGTTGCAGTATATAGACATGTCGTTAATATCTAATTCAGCCTCACCGCCACAAAAAGGACAAGGCAAAAGCTCCTGCTCGCTGGTTTGTTTTGGGTCTGTCATTTCACTTTCTCCCACATTTCATCAGGAATCATATCACCCCACTTAGAGGCTATCACTGCCTTGCAGATAGCGAGGGCGGGGGTTGAGCACCCTACTATCTCGACTTGCGGTTCATCAATAAAATCTAAAGCGCATCGCCACCCTATTGCTGGCACAAATTCAACAGTGAATTGAAACTTCTCAATCAGCTCAAAGCACTGCGCCTTGCCTGTGGTGGATGGGGTGTATTTGTACTCTAATTCGATGGATGACCCATTAGGGTCATCCCAATACATCGCCCCGTCACCAGGGAAGTCTATTAATTCCCACCCCTGCGCCAGTGCTACCAGCGCATCAGTAATTTGGCCTGCTTCTAGTTCGCTAGTTTCCATCTCTA